GATGGATGGTGCTGTCCGTCTCGATGTCGAGCACGAACGGCCGCACCTTCTGCGACCGCAGCATCTCCATCACCTTCTCGACCGTGATGGCCTGCGCGACCTGCTGCTGCGCCTGTTGCTGGATTTGCTGCTTTTGCTGCGTCGCCTTCTGCAGGGCCTGCTGCGCCAGTTGGGGGTTCTGCTGCACCTGCTGCATGATCTGCGGGTTCTGCTTCGCCTGCATGATCATCTGGTCGATCTGCATGGTCTGCTGCTGCACGGCAGCAATAGCCTGCTGCTGCACCACCTGCGCGGTCGGCAGATCCTTGATCTGCGACATGTCGAGCAGCGCCTCGGGCGTGAAGTTCTCCGCCATGATCTCGCCCGCCATGCGGATGGCGTCCCGCGCCAGCCGGATCATCTCGGCCTGCTTTTCCCTGATACGGACAGCGCCCGTCTGTGCCTTGAGCTCCTGCGCGCCGAGCGTCTCGTTCGGGTCCGTCTGGCCCCTCATAATGTCGCTGAGGCCCGTGATCTGGTAGACATCCTCGATCAGTTGCCGGCGCAGCGCCACGAGCTCAGTGATAACCGTCGCCACATCCTGCACCGGCAGCCAGACGATGCTCTCCTTCAGGGACGATCCGCCGAGCGCGGCGAAGTTACTGACCCCGACCAGCACCGCCCTGTTTTCCTGGTCGGCAAAGACGTTCTCGATGGCCTGTGCTAGGTCGCCGGCACCGGAGGGATAAAACCCTTTCATCTTAAGGGCTTCAGCGAGAGAGCTAATCCTCGCTGTCATCTCGTTGATCTCTTCGACCTGGTCCTTGTAGTACAAGAAATCAGGCACCGGGATGAGGCTACGCCGCTGCAGCGTGGCGTATGCCGGCTTCGGGCAGGGAAAGAAGCTCTCGAGGTTCGGCAGCGGCAAAAAGCCGTCCTGTGGCGGCTCGCCGGGGACGCGCTGGTCGAGCACCACCTCGACGCCCTCGCTCACCCACACGACGACGCGCTTCGGGCGTGACCATATCTGCCAGACGCCGGCCTTTTGCTCCCCTTTGTATTCCTCGCGGTCGTCCTTCCTCTCCTTGAAGACGGCGCTCTGCAGCCAGTCCTCCTCGGTGTCGGGAAAGCGCGCGTGCATCTGCTTGCGCGTCAGCCAGTCGCGCCGCGCTACCCAGCCCACCTCACGCCACTTGCGTGCCGGCTCGTGCAAAAAGTCGCCACGGTCGAGCTGGTCGAACTCCACCATCGTATCGCTGTTGCGCAGCCACATGACGCCGCGGGCGTGGATGGCGAGGTCGTCGCGAACGAGCTTCATCGCTTCGTGCAACTGCCCGTCGTTGGCGTCGGTGACGGAGATCAGCGCCCGTTCGAGCATCTCGCTGGCACGGCGGGCGAGCTCGGTGCGGTCCTTGAACTTTGGGACGACAACCGGCACCGGAGGCCGGGCGTAGATGGAGGGTTTCATCACCTCCATGTTCGACCAAAATATCTTGAACTCACGGTCGGCGGTCGTATTCCCGAGCAGGTCGAGCTTGGCGTAGAGGTCGTCGATCGTGTCGCACTTCGTGTGCCACTTCTCGAAGCAGTGCTCGGCGTCGGAGATCAGCGCCAGCCATGGCTTTGCATCGTCTGGCGTGTCGGGCTGTTGATAAGCGGGCGACTCCTCGGCGTTGGCGCCGGAGTCGTCGTATGCGGCTGACATCAGGGGACGAGCTTAGGCAGGGGGCCGATGCCGCCGACCAGTTGCAGCAGGAGCAAGATGACGATCAGCGCCCCCACCACCATGATCACCACCTTGGCCACCTGCGCGAAGGGCGCCGGCATGGGGATGTTCTGCACGGCGTAGAGCAAGATCCATAGGATCAGGCCGATGATGATCAGGTAGACGACGAAATAAATGAGCGCGGTTATCATATCGCGATCCTCCGTCCACTGCGCGGTGGTGGCGGCCCCGGCAGGTAGACTTGGCCAGGCTGTAGCGTCGGCTTCGGCTTGTCGTCCTTCACCGGGATCTGCTGCCAGGCGAGCGCCAGGTAGCGGAATGCATCGCTCGCGTGGCTTGCCCAGTTGTGGTTGTCGTCGTTCCTGAAGACCTTTTTGTCGTCATCCCAGTCGCGTGCATATTGCTCCAGAGCCGGGATGCCATAATCCTCGCAACGCGGGTGGAAGACGGCCCGTGGTAGCGAGCGACGCACGGCATTGATGCCGTCGAGCTTGCGCATGTTGGGGCAGAGCCGCGGGTTCAGCCCGAGCAACTGCATTGTCTCAAGGCGAGAGCGGCCACCCGTAGTGCCCCACTCGCGTACAGATGCGTCGTGCGGCACCCAGTCGATCGTCGTCCACTCGCCATGCTTCGCGTCCTTCAGGCGCGGCCAGCCGTGCTCCTGGCGCTTCTGGTAGTCGAGCTCCGCGAAGCTCTCCAGGTGGCCATGGTTCTCTGAGTGGCAGTCGAGCAGCACCACCTGCGTGCCCTGGACCTGCCACCACCAGATCGACGTGTCGTCGCGCACGCCGATATCCCACGCGGTATGGATAGGCACGCCTGGGAGCGCCTCCACCTCGGCAATGCGGCCCTCGGCGCGCACCGCAAGCATCTCGCGGGCGTAGTAGGCGCCGAGGATCGCGGCGTTGAAGCTGCACTCGTATTCCTGGCTGAAGAACGCCCGGCCCTCGTCCTCGCCGTAGAGCGAGATGTATTCTGCGAGGCTTTCGTCCAGTTGCTCCTGCGACAGCGCCTCGGTGTCGTGGATGGTGGAGACTTCCGCGAACCACTTTGGGCTGCGGACCGCCATGTCATACATGTCTTTGCAGTGATTGCGGCCGCGCGGGGTGGAGATGAACAAGGCCCAACCGCCATTTTCCTCCAGCATTGGCCGGTGGTAGGCCCAGGCGCTCGGGTTGGCGAGCGCCCACTCCGAGTAGACGATGCCGGCAGGGCCGGACCCGACCGTCTTATCGAAGCGATCAGAGCCGATCAGTTGCCAGGTCGACTGGTTCCTGAACCGGATGAACATCTCGCTTTCATTGCGAGACTCGACGATCTCGAGCGGGAAAGCCTCGTCTATGCGGCGCCTAGCAGTGTGCGGGTTCACGCTGGTCCACAGCGCCCGCCTCCCCTGCTGATATTCCGGCAGGCAATGCCAGTATGAGCCGATGCGCTTGTGCGCCAGTTCGCATGTTGCGATGAGCGCGATCTCGTCCTTGCCCCACCTCCTATGCGCGATCTCTATGGCGCGTGAGCCGCCACCGATCAGGTATGAGTGCAGTGGCTGCTGGTATGGGCGGATCGAATGGGTTATTTTCATGCAGGGCGAGAATTATGCCGCCTTTGCCGGGTGGATACCCAAAATGATGGGCACTACTGGTTGCTGATCCCAGCCTCATAATCGCAGATGAGATACTCCAGTTGCGTTGCGGCACCAGACGTAGTCACGGGCACTTTCCGCACGTAGTCGCACATGACTTCCAGGGCGAATGCGCGGAAATCCTCGGTATAGACCATCTTCGTCTTGGGTTCCCGCGATTCGCAGACGAGGTCGATGGCCTTCTTCAGGTTCTCGGGAGTAAGGCTCATTGCTTCTCCTAGTAGCGCGCATTGAGCCGCTTGAGGTTCGCGGCGATCCTGGCCCTCCGCTCCTCCGGCGTCAGTGGCGGCTCGGCTTGGAAGGCCTTCACCTTCTCTTCCCATGCCGCAATCCTTGCCTTGGCTTTCTCCAGCGTTTCCTGCACGTCGTCGGCGGCCTTACGCAGTCCGGCTAGCGTCTCTTCGATGTCCGCGATGTCCCAATTCTCGTCCGGCAGCTCCAGCTTGCCGACGATCACGAGATTTTCCAGATCAGGGCAGAAGCGGGCGAACAGGCCTTCATCGGTGCAATCCAGCATGAAGAGGGCGTTCTCCGCAGTCATCTGCTCCAGCAGCACCTTGGCCCCCTGCTTGCAGGATACCTCTTGCATTTTAACCAGGAGCTGGGAGAAGTCCCAATCCCCCCATTCCCAGCCCTTGAATGTCTCTTTGCCGATGACCTTGACGCCCATTATGGGAGGAAACGCCAGCTTCGGCGAAGCGTCAAGGCTTCTCCTTCTTGGCCTCGTAGATTGTGATAAACTGCACCGGGCCGCCGTCCGGGGCGGCGTGGGTGAGGTCGAGCTTGTCGCCGTAGACCTTGGGCGCGATCTTCGACATGAGCCACTTGCGGGTGTCCACGCGGAGGCGAGCGGCCGGCACATCCTCCGTGGGAGAATTGTCGGCTATCTCCATGATTTCATCGGCTAAAACGTGCATTCGGATCAGGGTGGCTCGCGCGTATTGCGGCCCGAAATCGTTATAATCTTCAAGCGCCCATTTCCGCACAATTGACTCGTCCGGCATGCGTTCGGCGCGGCAGATGGAGCGGACGCTTTCCCCGGCTGCAATGCGCTCGCAGATTTCGGCTGCGAGTTCTGGCGTGTAGACTGGCTGGTTACCCCCACGTCCTCCGCGTGGCATCAGTTGTCCTTATCGTCGAGGCGCTCGTATGGGGCGCGGTATGTGTTGTTGGCGATCTGGATGCCGGAGCAGCCGTTCATGTGGAATGTCTTGACGGGCTCGCCTTTTGGGAGGCCGTGCTCGACGTATCCGAACCAGTTGTTCCAGAAGCCCATGTCCTGGCAATTCTGCATCCGCACGATGGCGTCGTATTCGTCCGATGTGGTGCCGAAGCTTTCGTCGATGTCGGGGTCTTGGCCGATCATGCAGCGGTTGAAGCTGTTGCCGACAAAGATGCCGCCCGAGCTGTTCTCCATCGCGAGACCCGACCAGTCGCAGATGTCGAACCTGTTGCCGCTGAAGATCGTGGCGTCGATGTCGCCAGTGATCTGCATGGCCATCTGCGGCCGGCCGGTGATGAAGTTGCGATTGACCCAGTTGATGCGGAACGATCCGAACTTCATGGCGAATGTATCGGCACCTGCGCTGATAGAGTTACCAGTGCCGGGATTGTAGTTGGAACCGCTGATGTAGTTGTTCTCGATGAGGTTGTCGGAGCCGCGGAAATTTCCGGTGCAGAGGTTGTTCTGGAAAAAGCAGTTCATGATCTTGTTGCCCAGGAGGGCATTGTCGAAGACGTGATTGAAGTTCTTGAAGCCGCACTTGTCCCATGTACTGTAGTTGATCTGGTGGGATGTTGAAGGCTCGATCAGGTTGTATGGTTGGGATCGACCATCGAAGCAGAGGCCGGTGAAAGCCATGAACTCGCGGGTGCCGCCCGCGAAGCTGAAGAAGTGGGATTTGCTGTAGCGGATCTGCGTCCTGTATTCTTTTTCGTCATTGTAGTGACCCTCGCCCGTCCAGTGCATGCCGGAGACGAGCGGGATGGCTCCGGCGCTGTCGATGCGGTAGCGGCCGATGGGGAAATGCAGGGGGAGGTAGTAGCCGGACTTGTGGGTGCGGCAGTAGTCGTGCGCCTCGCGG